TGAGCATTTAGAAATAATAAGAAAGTTATATCCTAATACTCCTAACAAGGTCATTGCCACATGGATGCCTCACTCCGCTACTTCCATTAGCAAGAAAGCTAATACAATGGGATTAAAGAAAACAAAGCAATATATTAGAGAGAATGGCAGAGCCGTAGCAGTTGCACAATGGAATAAATTAATAGAACATAACTTACAATTAAGTAGTAATTTTAAGAAAGGTCATGTGCCATGGTGCAAAGGAAAAAAATTGTCTTCTGAACATATTGCAAAGCTTACAGGTGTGTTTAAGAAAGGTCAACAACCGCATAACACATTGCCAATAGGTAGTATCAGAAATATTAATAACTACGTTGAAATTAAATACAAAAATCACAAATGGATGGCTCTTGCCCGGTATAACTGGGAACAAGTGCATGGGCCGGTGCCTTGTAATATGTGTGTGTTTAAATTAGATGGTGATAGGTATAATGATGACATAAGCAACCTTTGCCTTGTATCCAGGAAGGACTTGGCACAGCTTAACCGCAACCATGCAAAGTTGACACCAGAGTTAAAGGAGGTGCAAATTTTAATAAACCAGATTAAACAAAAAGTAAAATGAGACTAACAAAAGATGAAGCTAGAATATTAGCTCAATCATTGAATGAGTATAAGTACAATGTAGTTAATGAATTTAAAGACTTTAAAGAGTTAGGTGTGTTTAACAAACTACACGACTTACAGTATAAATTAGAAACGTTTGGCGATGATAAGCGCAGATACGGCAGAACATCAGAAGATAATTTATATGATTGTTTTAAAAGATTTGTAAACCAAAATAAATAATAATCAGATGAAAGAGCAAGTAAACGAAACATCACCTTATGGTTTAAATACAGATATTCCAGCAAGTGCTGGCCCTTTAGAATTTGTACCTAAAAATATGTGTGATGAAAGTCCATTCTACAAAGAAATTACTGATAGAAAGAATAATATGTCTGATGAACATATAGAACAACAAAGGAGATTTAATGCACAAGCAGCAGAAGCCAGACGACAAAGACGGATAAAGGATAATCTTGAAAAGAAGATTTACAAGAAAATAATTAAAAGCCTACTAAAAAAATTATAATGAAAAACAAAATCAGCGACCTCCGCAACCACCTTTTTGTTGTCCTTGAAGAACTAAGCGATCCCGACTCAAAGTATGACCTTGAAAAAGCAAAGGTCATTGCCAATGTTGCACAGACTATTATCAACTCTGCCAGTGTGGAGAATCAGTATTTGAAGATAGTTGGAGGTAGCCAGGGCAGTGGATTTATAGAGGAAAAGGGAAATGACAATATTAAAACTTTAAACGAGAAAAATTGATGGCAAATTTTTTAAAAGCAACCTTAGACAAGGTTTTCACAGAGGGAAATGAATTTCCGTCTGTGACATACGAAACACCGCCAGCCGTGTTAAAACACATGGAAATACATAGCGCACTGGGGAATCCGCCTTGGAAAATAAAGGGGAAAAGAATTAGAAAATATAAAAAATAGTTTATCTTTGTTCTATCCTTTGGACGGAGTGATAGCTATCCAAAGGAACATGAAGCAAATCTTTGTTTCACCCTAAGCCAGTAGTCTATCACCTACTGGCTTTTTTTTTCTTATCATGCAAATATTACAGGAACTTGAAAGCCTTATCCCTCCATTATCAAACGAGGAATTTAAGCAGCTTGAACGCAATATTCTTGAAGAAGGAATAAGAGAGCCATTAATAACATGGAATGGTATTTTGATTGATGGTCACAATCGATATAGGATTGCGCAAGAACATGACATAAATTATGAAACAATTGAAAAGGAGTTTGATAATATTTTTTTTGTTAAAGTATGGATGATTTATAACCAATTTGGGAGACGTAATTTATCTAATTATCAAAGAAGCGTTTTAGCCTTGGAACTTGAAGATGTATTTAAAGAAAAGGCAAAGGAGAGACAAATTAGAAAACCAGAATCTGTTATTCAGATATCTGAACAACAAAATTCAATTGTTTCTATAAAAGAAGTTGCTAAACTTGCCAATGTTTCACACGACACAATAGCCAAAGTTAAAAAGATTGAAGCCAATGCCACACCAGAAGTAAAGGAAAAGCTGAACACTGGAACAATGTCAATCAATGAGGCATACAAGGAAATAAAGAAGGAGGAAGTAGAAACAAAAAGGAAAGAAATTAGAGAGACATTTGAAAAACAAGATGTAGAAGTTAAGGATAAAAAATATAGAATAATTTATGCAGACCCACCATGGAAGTATGGCAATGCAATGCCGGAATATGTTACAGAGCCACAGGATTACTATTTACTAATGAACACAGAAGATATATGTGCAATGCCTATAAAAGATATTACTGAAAAGGATGCTGTTTTATTTTTATGGAGTACTTCACCACATTTACCAGAAGCATTGGAAGTAGCTAAAGCATGGGGATTTACCTATAAGACCACATTTATTTGGGATAAGATAAAACATAACATGGGACACTATAATAGTGTAAGGCATGAAATATTATTAGTATGCACTAAAGGAGCCTGTACTCCAGATGTAAAAAGATTATTTGACAGTGTAGTAAGCGAAGAAAGAACAGAGCATTCTAAGAAGCCCAATGTGTTTAGAGAAATTATAGAAACTATCTATACTTATGGTAATAAGATAGAATTATTTGCAAGAGAAAGTCCTGAAGCATGGGATGTATTTGGTAATCAAGCTAATAAATAATATGTACGAAGGCAATAATAAGCATAAAGATTCTATGGAAGTAGGTCACCAATTTCAAGATTTTATAATTAATCAGTTTATTATAAAATATGGAATTGTTATTTCTATTTATTCAAGTAGAAAATATCAATTTGATATTGGTGAAAGTAGGCAAGGTTTTGAAATTAAATACGATGCAAGAAGTACTGGAGATAGCACTCATGTAAAATGCACTCCAACAAATTTAGTTGCAATAGAGGTATATGAAAAAACTAATGCAAATAATACAGATTGGGTTAAGTCAGGTATTTTAAGGGATGACAATACTACTTTTTACATAATTGGAAATTACCATAAAGCATGGTGGATAGAAAAGAAAATACTGCAACAGGTTTACAATCTTGGAAAATACGAAGTAAAACAAACAAGAGATACTATTAAGTCTTTATTAATTCCCATAGATTATATGGATGCAATAAGTATAGACACATTAATATTTAATAGTAATTTAGGAAGACAATCAAAATTAGGATTATGAAAGAAAATAGAGATTTTAAAGGAGTATGGATACCTAAAGAAATTTGGCTTAATACAGATTTGTCTATTATAGAAAAAGTCTTATTAGTTGAAATTGACTCCCTGGATAACTCAGACAGAGGCTGTTTTGCCTCTAATGAATATCTTGCAAAGTTTGTGCAATTATCTGAAGGTAGGGTAGCTAATATTATTAGCAACTTAAAGAAGCGTAAATTTCTAATTCAAGTGTTTTTTGATGGCAGAAATAGAGGATTAAGGATTAGTAAAAGTGAAAGCAGCTTTAACGAAAACGTGAAAGCAGAATCCACGAAAACGGGAAAGCAGAATACACAAAAACGTGAATATAATAATACAGAGAATAAAACAAGTAATAATACAATAGATAAAGGTTGTGAATTTGATAATTCACTGCCAAAAACAGATATTAATAATCCTTTTAAAAGGCAGTCAATTCTTGACGATATTTCTTATGAGCAAAAAATAAAAGAAAGAAAAATTGTTGCGGAGCAAAAAGAAAGAAAAGAGCGAGAACCATCCGAGACCTATCTCTGCTTCTCCGCCTTCGCCTCTACCTATGAACGATTAGCCGGTGTTACCTATCCCTCTGATAATGGCAATTACATTATGACAGCAAAGGATGGAAGTAACTGTAAAAAGTTAGTGACATGGCTAAAGAAGGTAAGTGCCAGTGAGCAAGCCCCGGAGGACATGGTAACAATGTTTACCACGGCAGCATGGCAGATAAGTGATAAGTGGCTAAAGGCTAATTTTACTATAAGCAATATATACTCCCAGGCTAATAACATTTATACTAAATTTTTATACGCCAGCCCATTGGCAAAGGAAAAGAAAAGGCAGGAGGAGATTGATAAACTTGTAAATGAATTTACGTTATGACACCCAAAGAAAAAGCAAATCAATTAGTAGATAATTATTGGTTAATGGATAAAATAAATCCATCTTTATCTAAAGAACAGGCTAAAAAATGCGCTTTGGTTGCAGTTGATGAAATAATAAATTCAAGCCCATCAGAACCAAACTTTGCTGATTGGGATGATTGTGGCGGAGTAGATAGATACTACCATGATGCTCAAAAAACACACGCACTTCATTTTTGGCAAGA